GATTCAACTACTACAAAAGTTTCCATCAAAGTACGGCAAGCTAGCTGTGCCAAATCAGTTAAACACTGAGACGGCATATCGAAGTATGTTCCTTGATGGATATACAAAACTAGACGGAGTTGAGGAGGATACCGGCGGAGCTCGTCGTATTCTTCGCAACGCATTAACAGTCAGAGTGATAAGTGAGATGTCACCTTATGTGGCAGTCACCGCAACTCCAATTGTTGATGAAGTCTTTCTGGATAAGACGACTCCCCCTACTGGCTACACGATGGTCTAATACATGGATACTCTGTTTAAAACTAAGGAGATAAACTAATGGCATTTCAACGCCCTGGGGTTTATGTACAAGAAGTACTAAATCCTATTCAATCAACAGTAGGGCCTAACTCCGATTCAGTTGGTGCTTTCATCGGCACTAACGATCGTGGACCTACTACACCAACACTGGTTACATCGTGGAGCCAGTACACAAATCTGTTTGGAACATGGAACACCACCGCAAGCAATAACTTGCCACTAGGTGTTTATATGTTCTTCGCAAACGGAGGAAGCCGCGCTTATGTTAAGCGTGTCGTAGGAGCTGGAGCCGCAACCGCAGTCCGTACTTTCAACGATCGTGCTGGAACGCCTTTGGCAACGCTTCGCCTCAATTCTAAAAACGAGGGTACATGGGGTAACAGCATTAACATTACTATCTCTAACTCTCTAACAACAGGTAAGTTTGATCTTACTGTTTATTACGGTGGAAACACTGATGCTGAAATTGTAGAGAAGTTTACTGATCTAAGCATGACCCCTACAGATACTCGTTTTGCAGTTTCAGTTATTAATGCTGGTTCGGTATATGTAACAGCAACAGATCTAGGATCTGCTACTACAGGTTCTGATAGAAACCCATCTGTTGTAACTAACCAAGCCCTAAGCACTGGTGCTAACGGATCTACCGTTGGAAACATTACAGACTTCTCTGGATTTGATGTAATTAATCAGTCTTTGATTCTCAATGTTCCCGGCGTAACCGCTGCAACTACTATCAACGCTGCTATCTCATACGCTGAAAGCAGAGATGATGTCTTTGTTGTTATTGACTCAACTAGTGCTACTGCGGCAGATGCTTTGACACTTGCTGCAACATACACACCAACCTCATACGCCGCGGTTTACTACCCACCTCTCGTTATCTCTGACCCAACAGTTGGTGTTGGAGGAGCAAGCGGTCAAACAAAAACCGTAGGTGCTGGAGCAGCTTTAGTAGGTATTTATTCAACTACTGATGCTTCTCGCGGTGTCTTCAAAGCGCCAGCAGGACTACAAACCAGAGTTGCTGGAGCAGTTTCAGTGGCAACACTTACTAATACAGAGCTAGATAGCTTGAACTCAGCAGCAGCCCCAGTTAACGCAATTAAGTATGTTCCAGGATCAGGCATTGTCGTTATGGGTTCACGCACTCTTAAGACTGGATATGTTGACAAGTATGTTCCAGTACGCAGAACTCTTATTTACCTCCGTAAGGCACTTACAGATCTCACAGAGTTTGCGATCTTTGAGCCAAACGATGAGGCTCTATGGCGTCGTATCAACGCGACTGTCAGCGGATTCTTAACAGGCTTCTGGTCACAGGGCGGTCTTCGTGGAGCGACCCCGCAACAGGCGTTCTTTGTTAAGGTTGATGCAACAAATAACCCACAAGCATCTATTGATAATGGAGAAGTCCATATCGAAGTTGGTGTGGCACTACAGCGTCCAGCTGAATTTGTTGTTATCAAGATCGGTCAATTTGACGGTGGAACCACCGTTACTGTGGCGTAAAGGAGATAATCACACATGCCAAACACAACAATCAATCGCTTCTCTACCCTAGCGACAGATCCGTTACGCTCGTTTCGATTCTATGTTGAATTCGAAGTAGTTGGCCGTAACGGAGAAACTGTATTTGATGATCGTATTAAGTCATCAGAGGCGGCAGCTAGCACTTCTGGTAAGTCAGTAGGCTGGGCAGGAGGCTTTACAAATATCAGTGGTCTTAACATCACCACTCAATCAATTCAATACCGTGAAGGCGGCTACAACACCACCGTACATCAAGTACCTGGTATGACCACTTTCAGCCCAATCACAATGCAACGCGGCGTCCTATACGGAAACGACCAAGCAATCACATGGATGCGTGGTTTGTTTGCTGCGGCTGCTGGTGATGGTCTAAAAGTAGGCTTAGCCGAAAAGAAAACCTTCCGCGTCAATCTAAAGATCTGGGTTATGGATCATCCAAACGCTGGACCTACAGATGCAAATGTCCCTCGCATGGGCTTCAAAGTACACAACGCTTGGATCAGTGGATTAAACTACACCGATCTAAATGCTAACGATGGAGCAATCTTGTTTGAATCCATGAGCTTGGTGCACGAAGGCTTATCAGTATTCTTTACTGATACAGGCTTTAAACCAGTCTCAGGTGGAAATCAAGGATAAGTAATAAAAGCGTAATAACCAAACAATAGGGAGTAATAAACCGTGACTGAAATCATTACTGATGCGGAACTAGTCAATCAATACGCAAAGAAGGCTCTGGAGGAGCCCGAGGAAGAAGTAACAACTCGGGCTCCATCCGACTCCGAAGTAACTTTGCCGGGTGGTTATCTAACTCCAAGTGGTGTCATTCGAACCGCTGAAGTTAGAGAACTAAACGGCGAGGACGAGGAGATTGTTTCAAGAACTGGGTCAACAGCTAAGGCGCTCAACGCTTTGCTGGAACGCGGTTTAGTTAAAATTGGAAACGAAGAGGTAACTCGGGATCACCTAGACCAGCTACTATCCGGCGACAGAGATGCAATTCTCATAGGCATCAGAACTATTACATT